CTTGATGGTGCTATTTCTAATATTCGACTATGGAGCCTTGGAGACTTAGATAATAAAATCCTTCCTACTAAAGCAGCCATTAACAAGCTGAGAAATATCTTAACTAGTAATGTAGGTGGCGGTACTATGGATTTAGTGTGGGGTCCTGAACTTAAATTTACCGAATCTAGTACTCAGGTATATAGATTTTTGGGGAAGGAGAAATACGAACCCGTACTTACCAATATATACGCTGGCCTTGGTGTTCCTCCTACCCTCACTGGCATGGCCAGTAGTGGCGGTGGTTTTACTAATAACTTTATTAGCCTTAAGACTCTTATTGAACGTTTGGAGTATGGTCGCGAAATACTTGTTAGCTGGTGGCAACAAGAACTCGAAATAGTTCAAAAAGCTATGGGTTTTCGTTTACCTGCCAAAATTCACTTTGATCAAATGGTTCTTTCGGACGAAGCCTCAGAGAAAAACCTTTTGATTCAGTTAGCAGACCGAAATATTATCAGTAGCGAAACTGTACTCGAACGATTTGGCGAAATTCCTGAAATCGAAAAAATCAGAATCCGACGAGAAGAAAGAGATCGAAGCGGCGAGTCTATGCCACAGAAAGCAAGCCCTTATCATAATCCTCAGCATCGTAACGACCTTGAGAAGATTGCTTTGACTAAAGACGGTTTACAGCCAGAAGATCTTGGGTTAGTACCATCGACTGATACAGGATCTAATCCTCTTACTAAACCTCAAGATAGACGTAATAAAAAAGTTATTGAAAAAGAAAAAGAAGAGCGTCTTGATAAAGAACAGAAGAGATCTAACGTACCGGACAATAAGTTTGACCCAAAAGGTAGGCCAGAAGATGGTAGACCTAAGAACTCTAAAGACAAGTTTAAAAGAAAACAAAGAGAAGACAAACCTCGCACCACAGTGAAGTCTGATTTTGTTAGTACCTCCTTATGGGCTACAGATGCGCAGAAGAAAATATCAGATACTATTAATCCAGCATTACTTGCACACTTCGATAAAAAGAACTTAAGAAGCTTAACTAAAGCTGAAATGAGCGAGCTTGAACATTTGAAGTTATGTATACTTTGCAATATGCAACCGTTCATGGATATAACAGCAGACGCTATAAACGAACTTCTAAAAATCGGAATCAAACCCGACCCTTCTATCTCCTCTTCTTTAGCAGAGATTAAAAATCAGTTTTCTACTGATAATGATAGACAGCCGACCATCGACGAAGAGAGACAGATGCAAGTTTCTGTTTATGCTTTAAGTAAAACAGGCTAACGTTTCTGACAATATTTTTGTTTAATGGTGTATATTTTTATGAGGGAATTCATGAATATCACCATATATGACTCAGAAATAAAAGACGGCCTTGAGGAAGCTATAGCTTCAAGTGCTTCTATAGCGTTTGCAACGCCAGTCTCTATGTCTAAAATGTCTAAATCTGAAGAGGCTGTTGCTAAAGATTTAGTTATTGATAAACTCTTATCAAAAGCTGAAAGCAACCCTGACCAATTTGATTTATACTATTTAAACTCTGTCCTCGTTTCCACCGGGTGGAATAAAAACGATGACGTTTTTGGACGAACTGAGATATGGGGAGCTCGAAAGACCCCCGAAGACAAACAATTCAATTTTATGCACGATGAAAAAGATATCATTGGGCATATAACTTCTAGCATAGTTCTTGACGAAGAAGGAAATGCTATTAGTGAAGACACACAGCCAGAAGACTTACCAGATAGATTTGATATTATAACCAGTGCCGTTCTCTATAACAGTTGGGGAGACCCAGAGCTTAGCGGACGAATGGATAAAATAATCAGTGAAATCGAAGAAGGAAAATGGTATGTTAGTATGGAATGTCTATTTGCAGGTTTTGACTATGCATTAATAGACGGCACAGGCAATCATAAAGTTTTGGCTAGAGATCAGGCATCTGCTTTTCTGACTAAACATTTGAGGGCGTATGGAGGATCAGGAGAATACGAAGGATATAAGATAGGAAGGCTACTTAAAAGCGTAGCATTTTCTGGAAAGGGTCTTGTTAGCAATCCCGCTAATCCACGAAGCGTTATTATAAACGACACCGACCCTTTCGAAAACACAGAAGAAATCACAATTACTACTTCTAATTTTAAGGAGAATTCCAATATGTCTAATGAAATTTTAGAAAAGCAAATTGAGGGATTGAAGTCGGATTTGGCTACTGCCAAAGCTGATGCTACTTCTCTCAAAGATGAGATTTCTAATCAAAAAGACGAAGAAATCCAAGCTCAGATTGAGACTTTCGAAGCCACTTTGGCCGAAAAAGATCAAGCTGTTGCTGAAGCCAAAGCTGCTGTGGAAGCTGCTGAAGCTAAGTTGGTAGAGCTTGAAGAAGCTTTGTCAGCAAAGAATGACGAACTTGTAGAAGCAATTGCTAAGGTTGAAGCTCAAGAAGCTGAAGCTAAACTACTTGCTCGTAAAACTGCTCTTGCCGAAACTGGAGCGACAGAAGAAGAAGCTGAAGCAATTCTTGCATCTTTCTCTGACGCTACAGACGAAATGTTTGAGCAAGTTGTCACTCTTGCTAAAAAGGGATTCGTTCCTTTTAAGAAGAAAGACGACGAAAAAGAAGAAGACGATAAAGAAGCTGACGCTGAAACTACATCCGAAGTAGAAGCTGAAATTCAAGAAGAAGAAGCAGACGAAGCTGAAGCGGAAGCCGAAGCTGAAGTCCTAGAGGAAGCCGAAGAAGAAGTGGAAGCGGCCTTAACTGATGCGGGAGACGACGCTGTTGAAGAGTTGTCAACTGTAGCTAGCGAATGGTTAGAAACCAACGTTCTTCGTACAACCGCTAATCTTAAATAAGTAAACATGTTTTTTAAGGAGACATAAAATGGCTTTAAAAGCTGATCGAACTGAACTCGATGTAGATATTTCTTTTTTCTACAACGAAGGCACAGCGACTCGCGGCGGTATTGCAATAATCGACACTGTCGGTTCCGGTGCTGCTATGGACCAAGCTCGTGCTAAAGTAAAATACGCCTCTGTTGTTCCCGCCAGCCAACCGGTTGGTATTCTTTTGAACGACGTGGTTAACCTCGACCTTACTCGCCAACATATTAATTGGCACAAGGACGAAGTACAAAAGGGTGGGAAAGTTACCCTTCTCAAAAAAGGAACTATCGTTACTGACATGGTAAACGTTGCTGAATATGGTAGCACTGTAACGGCTGGTCAGGTTGCTTATGCAAGCTCAGGCACAGTGGTCGGTCAATTCAGTAATGTTGGCACTAAGCCTACTATGGCTGTTGGCCGCTTCATGTCAACCAAAGATGACGATGGTTATTACAAAATCGATATCAACTTGCCAATGGCAAGCGAGTAATCACACATAATTCTAATAAGGAGAATTTATAATGAGTAAAATGACTCGACCCGACGATCAATTTATTGATCTTATCAAGCGCTCAGGCAGTGCTGATAAAAACGAAGCAGTCGCAGCTCAACGTGAGCTCGCCGTGGCACTGGAAACACCACTGCGTAAAGGTGTTCTTGTTGGAGACGTTCTCGATGGTATTTTCGAGAAAATCCAAATGGAACCCGGTAGTGCAGCTGAGTTTCCTCTTGATTTGCTAGCCCCCGGAACTGAAGGCGACCATGTTGCTTACACCAATCCCGGTCATGGAAGAATTCCTGAACGTGCGGTTGAAGGCGACTACGTCATGGTTCCAACTTACAGTGTAGCATCTTCGATTGACTACCTCCTACGATACGCTAAAGAAGCTCGTTGGGATGTTGTTGGTCGCGCTATGCAAGTATTGGAAGCTGGCTTTACTAAAAAGATGAACGACGATGGTTGGCATACATTGCTAGCTGCTGGTGTTGACCGAAATGTTTTGGTCTATGACGCTGATGCATCTGCTGGTCAATTCACCAAACGTCTTGTTTCTCTTATGAAAACCGTTATGCGCCGCAATGCCGGTGGAAATAGTGGCTCTTTAAGTAGAGGTCGTTTAACTGACGTTTACCTCTCACCTGAAGCTCTTGAAGACATCCGTAACTGGGGTGTTGATCAAGTTGATGAAGTGACTCGTCGCGAAATCTATCAGGCAAGCGACGATGGTGCTGCTATTACCCGCGTATTTGGTGTTAATTTGCACGACATGGATGAAGTCGGCGAAGACCAAGAATACCAAAACTTCTTCAGCACTCAGCTTGGTGGAAGTTTAGGCCCCAGTTCTGACAAAGAACTTGTGGTTGGTCTCGACCTGTCTGCTAGTGATAGCTTTATTATGCCTATCAAGCAAGACATTCAGATCTTCGAAGATGAAGCTCTCCATCGTCACCAGCGTGCTGGTTTCTATGGTTGGGCCGAACTCGGCTTTGCTGTTCTTGATAACCGAAGAATCCTTCTTGGCTCCTTCTAATCATACCAGTACTTCAAAAAGAAAGCCGTCCTCAGATTCGTTTGAGGGCGGTTTTTTTTGTATATGGTGTATAATATTATGCATTTTAACTGTAATTGGATTACTATGACTAAGAGAACTAAAACACAATTAGCAACTCAAGTAAGCAATAATCTAGAAGATAATACAGCAGGGTTAATTACACCAGAGAAAATTAGAAGCGTATTTAGCGACGTGGGCGACTCTCTTGTTTTTTGGGATAATAGTTCCCCTTCTAGTATGACAGATACTTGTACAGTTGGCGAAATTAAAATAGGCAGTACGGTTTTTGGTGGACCAGTTACCGTGTACTACCTTTACGCTTGTGTCGCTACAGACACTTGGAGAAGAACAGAACTAACATCTTTCTAGAAAGAGGAGTTATATACTATGTCAGATGCTATGACAAACTATTTGGAAAATAAGCTGATTAACCACGTAGTAAGAAATACAGCTTTTACTACACCCGGCACAGCGATTTGGGTTGGTTTAGTTGGTTATTATGAAGCCACAGTGCTTGAAACAGGCAGAGTAATCGTAAAAGAAAAAAGTGGTGGAGCTTATGCTAGACAGCAGGTTACGGCTTGGACTGACCCTCTCACCGTAGGAACTTCTGGTTCTATTACTAACACGGGAGCTGTAACGTTCCCAACAGCAACCGCAGATTGGGGTCATGTTTCTGGAGTATTCCTTGCCGACGCTGCTACTAATGGAAATGTTTTGCTTCATGGTTCATTAACATCCTCTAGAGAAGTAAAAGACGGCGACGTATTTAAGTTTAATGCTACAGATTTAGACATTAGCTTCTCATAATATCGCCTTTAATCTAAAAGGAGAATATTATGGCTCTAGAGATTAGAGATAGAGTAAAAGAAACCTGCACTGGTACTAGTGGTGATATGGCACTAACTGGTGCAGTGTCTGGTTTTGTTGGCTTTGATCTGGACGCAACTCTTGACGGCGATACAATCTATTACGCCCTAGAAGATGCGGACAAAACAAAGTGGGAAGTTGGCTTGGGTACTCTTAGCGCAGATTCCACCAGTATCGTGCGAACTACAATTCTGGCGACCCAAGTTAGTTTCACTGACACCACCAGACAAACGTTTAGTGGTGGTGCGCACACCATATTTGGCACTTACCCTGCGAGTAAGGCTGTATACTTGGATGCTAGTGGCGTTTTGTCTCACAGTATTGTCAATGCTGATATAAGCGGCAGTGCGGCCATAGCAAACTCTAAGCTGGCTAACGACGGTATCACCATTGCTGGGACTGATACAAGTCTTGGCGGCAGTATTACCGCTGATACAATAGCAGGTCAGATAAGCGCTAATACTATAGCTTTCACTCAAATAGCAGACCTAGCACGAGGTAGTATTTTATACGGTGATGGTTCCGCGACAACTGTTGAGCTTACACAAGGAAGCGCCAATACCGTACTACAGTCTGACGGAACAGACATTTCTTGGGGCGCAGTTACAAATGCCCAACTTGCTGGAAGTATAGCTAACGCAAAACTAGCCAACTCATCTATAACAGTCAGTGATGGTTCTAGCTCTACCGCTATTTCTCTCGGCGGCACAATTACACTTTTGGGAACGTCTAACGAAGTGGAAGTAGGCGAATCTTCGGGGACAGTTACCATCGGTCTTCCAGATGACGTGACCATTACGGGAGACCTGACTGTCAACGGAGACACCGTCACAGTTAATACGGCTACTCTTAGTGTTGAAGACCCATTAATTATACTAGCCAATGGAAACAACGGAGGTGACAGTCTTGATATTGGTTTTTATGGTCTTTACGACACTTCTGGTAGTCAAGATCTTTATGCGGGACTATTTAGAGACGCTAATGACTCTGGTAAGTTTAAGCTCTTTAAAGATTTACAAGCTGCACCAACAACGACAGTTAATACTTCAGGAACAGGTTATGCCGTAGCTACTCTTGTTGCTAATATAGAAGGCAACGTAACAGGTAATGCTGACACAGTAACAACCAACGCAAACTTAACAGGTCATATAACCTCCACGGGAAACGCTGCCGTTTTAGGATCTTTTACCGTTGCTCAGCTTAGCACAGCTTTATCTGACGCAAGCATATCTGGCAGCAATAGCGGAGATGTAACCCTTGTTACAAGTTCACACGATTACTTATCAATATCTACACAAGCCATTACTCTTGGC